TAGGCTCGTCTAGGTCCATGAGCTTCTTGTTGATCTCTAGCTGGCTTCTGAAGTCGTAGATCTTTTTGAGCATTGCAACATCGCCGTCCTTGCACTTCTCTATGACATGCTCTAGACTGATAGTAGCACTTTTTCCTAACTCTGGAAAGTGTTTAAGCAAAGTCTTGATGCCTAATCCCTTTACCCCAGGAACGTTGTCTCCTTTGTCGCCAAGCAGCACCTTCTGGGTTAGAAAGTTGTGAGACGTCACTTCGTACTCGCTCAAGACGTCTTTTGGAGAATAGAACTTCTTCTTTGTAGGTGAGTATATGCTGATCCTGTCCGATGCAAGCTGAAGGTAATCTCGGTCCGAAGACATGATGGTCACCTCTTTTCCTATGCGCTTTGCTATGTATCCTATGACATCGTCTGCCTCTATCTTGTCTATCGATAGCAGATCTATGGGAAGACATTTGAGGTAGTCCACGAGCCTCAGAAGCTGGTTCTTGATGGCATCAGACTCCTCTTCTTGGGAATCGAACATGTCCCAGTTTGTGATTCTCTTTATACCCCTATTTGCTTTGTACTCAGGATAGAGGTAACGCTTATTTGTTGAGCTACCGCGGCCATCAAATACTACTATGACACGTGTTGGTCTTATCAGTCTCATCCCATATGCCATCGACTTGAGAAACCCAGTTAGAGCTCCTATGTGCTGTCCAGCTGGGTTCACGTGCTGGATCATCGCGAAGGATCGGAGAAAGTTGTTGAGTTAAAGACCGTCGACTATGAAAACCTTTGAATTCAGGCTTAAGTCGACGGTCTGTGTATTATTTTGTGAAAGATCATTTATCATTTCTGCATATCTACTATTCATATTCTACTATAGATTTAATTTTTATATTTACAATTATCAAAATGCCACTGGATCATATTACTCTTATTTGCTATTTTTTTACAATGCGGACATTGGGCCAAAGGCCTATTTTTAGCAGATTCACTTTGTGCAATTTTAGTTTTTTCTGATGTTTTTAATTCTTTATTCCACGTATTCATTCCAATGAAAAATGATCCTGAATTTACTTTATGTGGAAATTTTTTATCTTTATTCCATGGAATTCTATTTTTAATACTTTCAATATAGCATTGTTTAGCTTCTACTGATATTCTTATACTATGTCTACCTGTATTTTTATCTTTAATGCACATTAAATGAAAAGCATATGTTAATTTTTTATTTTCAGGAAAACTTCTATGTAATAACCAGTGCGCTAATATATGCTCTCTAATAGTTAATAAAACTATATTTTTATTGTTTGTATTTCTTCTATCACCAATTCCTCCCAAACATATTGGCACTATGTGATGAGACTCGTAATAAACCTCTTTATTTTTTGTTCTTTTCTCCAATTTACATTTGCAGACTAATCTATTATATATTTTTAAGTAATCCATAAAATAAAATGGACTCATTGAAGTCAAAGGTCGGGCAATGACCAATGATTCTAGAGTCCAATAAGTTTATTATAGATAGTTAATTGCCCTAACTTTCTATCTATAATAAATACTTGATTTTTAAGAATCTTCAATATCAAATATATCATTTTTTGATGGATCCTCTTCTTCTACAATATCAAATATCTCAGAACCTAGCGCCTTTATCCACTCATGCGAATATTCATTTTTATATTTACTTATCGCTGATGGAGAATCATCAATAAAACCATGCACTGTCATTATAACTTTGCCTACAGCTGTAACTCCAGTTATGTGATTTTTATCGCATGAAATTCTAGTTCTCTTAGCAAATTCCACGTCTTTTCCATTTTTTGTAGCTTTTATTTTATTAGTCCCCGCCTTTGAAATATTCCCGAAAGTGATTACAAGAGTAGAGTCAAACCACATAGTATTACCTCCTTTATTTTGTAAAGTTGGTTGTCCCATTGGATTATCTGGTTTTGCTACCCAAACTTTATTTATTGCTACAAGTGTATTGGTGTAGGGTTGGCTCTCCTTTCTCGACATAATGATACGTTGATTGATGAAGTTGCCAAATTGAGTCGACATAGCACCTGCAGCCCACTCATTATTATTAGTGGATTTTTCTATGCTCAGACGACAAGGTATAGACCCCACCGAGTCCCACAGAAAGCATATGTCATACGGTAGATTGCCTTTCTTCTGCTCGTCTAAGATGTCTGCCATAAATCCCGCCACGTCCTCTACGCACTGCATCTTTTCCCTGTCTACGTATATGAAGAAGCCACTGTAATCTACCACTTCTCCTGTTGACTTATCGACGACCTCATCAAATTGTAAACCCATTGACCTTGCGTGCTCCCAAGACCATTTCATCTCGGTAACTATAAACACTGGGAGTATGCCCATCTTTTGAGCTTGCACTGCTGCTTCTAATAGCGCAGTAGTCTTGCCAGTATCTGAGTGTCCTCGTAGTAGAGTGATGTGTCCTATCGGTATGCCAGGGATCTGAAGTGTATCACTGAAAGCCTTGGAGAGAGGTATCCACCTCGTCTCCTTGAACTTTACAGATGTGCTTGATAGGTTCTTGGACTTCTTGAATTTGTCCAGATTGAATTCGCCTTTGATGGCTGTAGAGAGAGCCCCATTGAGGCTCTCTTTCTTTTCTGATTTTGCCATGTAACCTTTTTAATTGGATTAGATATTGAAGAGATCATCAATTTTTGCATCGATATCACTCTTCTTTGTGCTCAGTGAAAACGACTTGGTCTCTGCCTTAGTCTCTTTCTTCTTAGGCTTTTCTTCCTGCGTTTCCCAAGAAAGATCTCCGCCTGGGATCTCTGGAGCGTTGTCTGGTGCGATGACTACCTCTGGCTTGTCTGTCTCCTCTTCTGGGTTCAGGTGTGCTTGTAGCGCTGCCTTCATCTCATCGTAAGAGTAATGCTTGTACGTATCCAGTGGATTTGGCTGTTCTGTGAGCCACTTCTTGATCTCTGATTCCTTCTCAGACAGAGGAGTCACCTTGCCTCTCACCCTTACTTTTGACTGGTTGAAGTTTGTGCCGTTCTGCTCTGGAGATGTCGTCTCGATCGTGATATCGCGTCCAGAGATGGGATCTGTGTAGTCGCCAACGTCTTCGTCTTCCATGATCGCCAAAAGCTCCATGAAAACCTGCTTGCCGAATTCCCAAAGCATGACGCCTTTGTCTTCTTCGCCACGCACTATCACTGGCACCATGACCCTCATCTTTGGTTCCATCTTCCTGGCCAGCTGCCAATCCTCCTTGTTAGAAGACTTACGTAGCTTCTGAGTGAACTCTGCGATCGGATCTTTCTCTCCATGACACGCTGGAGACATCATCGTCTTGTTGTTGATCCCGTAGTAGATGTAGATCTCCTTGAACGGGTTTGTCTTGTCGAAAACAGACGGGAGTATTCTCACCGAGTGTTTGCCTACTGCTGATCTCCATAGAGTCTTGGGTTGATCAGATTTGGAACCCTTTGGGTTCTGAAGTGACGCTAGTCTACTTCTCAATGCTGCAACGTCTATTGCCATATTTGAAACTATTTGTTTATAAAAGAATGTAATGATTAATATCGATCCAGAAAAATAGATCTATGAAGTCGCCACTATCTTGTGTACGAGGGTGTTTAATTTTCGAAATGCGCTGCCTTGCGTCAGGAGCATTGAGTTTCTGTACTCTTGCCAGTTTATAGGGAACTTGTTGTCCATCATGCCGTTGTTCAGGCTCATGATCAAGGTATTCAGCGCGTTTATCGTGTAGAGCGTGTTGCTCTCTTTCTTTCTGTGTAGAAGGATCGTGTTGTTCAGCATCCGTGTCTCATGTCCTTCGACCTCGATGTTGTATGTGCACATGTACTCGTCAGACTCTGGAGACGTCAACACGAAGATCTTGCTGTATAGGATCTTGTATTGGCCGTTTATCTCTGCCAATCTTTCTTCGAGTCTTTCTTTGGGTGTGAAGCTGCAAAAGAGCCTATTCATTAATGAGTCTTGCGTTAACGTGATCGTTGTCATAACCTGATTGTTTTTATAAATATCGGGTTTTAGTCGAAAAAATAGTCTTTTGAGTGCTTGTGTTTTACCCTGAATCCGTCTTCTTCGAGTATCTGCTTGACTCTGATGAGGAACTCCTTGCCTTCCTGTACCGAGTAGTCGAACAGGAAGGCGTCGTAGGTTATCAGCACCAGCTGGCTTGTCTTTCCTGACATGTACTCCCTAAGCCTCTCTATCTTCTGTACATTGTTTTTGGTCTCTAGATTCTGCACCCAATAGTTAAATAGCTTGAGCTTGTTCATCTCTGGATTCTTTCTGAGCAATGTCCCTGTTGGAAGTATCAATGAACCGTCTCTCTTGTACCTCTTCCAGATCTCGTCTATGAAGTCTCCAAGCTTTGAGAAGAAGGGGAACTCCTTGTACTGGTCATCTATCCCTCCGTACAACTGCTTAAATGTGATCTCCTTTGATTTATGATACTCCTCTTCTGTCAGCTCTTCCTTGCCAAAGTATATCTTGCCTAGCTGCATGTGTATCGACTGGTCTTGATCTTCAAACTCGTGTCCTATCTGCCGTGCTATGAGTCTCAAATGATACGAGTCAAAATCGAACTCAACCAAATAATCATGTCTTGGAACGAAACACCGTCTGAACTCTCTGGTCTTTGGTACTGCTACGAAGTTTATGCCGTTGAAAGAGTTGGTAGGTCTGCCTGTGGTGTTGTACATGTTGTAGTACGAGTATACCAGCCCACCTTTTACGAAGCTCCTTTTTGACTGCACTGCGTACGTGTCGTCTAGTGCCTCTTCATCTATGGCGACGCCCTGCCTCTCTACCCATCCGTATGCCTCACAGGCTCTGTCTAATATACTGTGATCATTCTCAAGGTCAAACAGGGACTGGACTTTGTTATAGAGACACTGGCACCTCTCGTAGTGCTTCGTTATCGGCAGGATCTCGTTTAGGTTTGGAAGAGCGCCCATCCTCATGTAGAAGTCGCTGTGTATCATCGTATCGCACTCTAGCTTTGATCCGTCTATACCCTGGTCCATCCTCGTGAAGTTCAGATCTACTGCGTTATCGATCTGGAGAAAGTACGAGTGGAACTTCCTATCGAGCAAGTAGACTTTCTTGTGCGAGTTTATGAAAGATTGAATCTGGGCTATTTCTAGGCTGAATCCTTCGCTATGGTTTACGGGGAATATGTAACCTTTGGCTCCATCATTATAGTAGACCAGTGAGCATCTGGATAGCCTAGGATGATACCTGTCTGAAGATGATACTACTTGAATGAAGCACGATTCGCTTGGAGAGAGCTTTGAGAGCTGCTCTGATGTTTCTATGATAAAGTACATTTGTCAAAACCTGATTAGTAGGAATGTAAGTTATCTTTTGGAACTTTTGTAGTCTATGTTTTAAGTCGTAGGTCTTGCCCATTTGCTGTATTGTCCTCCTATGAAGTCTGTCATCCCTATCATAGTCTTGTTGAGCTCTTCAGTCAGCCGTTTGTTGGTGTCGATTATTCCAGCTCGAGTATCGTATTGGGATATCCTCACGGCGTTTAGTGAACCTGTCAACTTCCACATCATCTGCCCTGTCATATACATAGATATGTCATACGGAGCAGTTCCGTTCTGTATGTTCGTGTATTCTTCTGGAGATATCTCTATCACGTACCCTCTGTCGTTCGTCTTCTTTGCAAAGTATCTTATCAGGTATCCTCTGCCGTAGTCGTCTGATATAGGAGACGGGTAGTAGGGCACAGGTCCTCCTCCCAAGTTGATGGGACTGTTTTGCTGCTGAGTTGATTTCTTTGAAGACACAGAACTCCTGTCTAGAGTTGCTGCTATCAACGCCTGTTGCAGAGATTGTGGAAGCGCTGGGTTAGAAAGCACAGAAGATGCCTTGGTGTCTAGAACGGGTTTCAACGGCTCACTTGGACCTTGTAGCGGATCTGGTCCTGTGAAAGCAGTGCCATCATACGCCACATAGTACTTTCCTACATAAGGAGCGCCATTCAGCGTGAAGTCTCCTCCAGCTGTGTTCTGGTTTGTCTGTATCCTAGAAGATGGGTAGTATCTCAGCATGGGTTAAAATTTTCCGAATTCTCCTTTATCTATCCTGTTCAAAATGTCTTTAGAGTATGCAAGCCTTATTTCTGGATCTTGTACAGACGAGTTTTGAAATTCATAGAATCCCATGGCATTGATAGCTGTCATGAGGTCAGTTGTAGTCTTTAGAATTTTACACTCTTCTACAAATGGAGTATTAGACATCTCAATGTCTATGAACGCAAGTTGCACATCAATACTGTTGTAGTCATGCTTAGTTTTTAGCTGAGCTAATCTTGATCCAAGCCATTGGGCTATCCCATATGCGCCACTGCCCCGTTTGTTCGATACAGTGGTGATCAACCCAGACTCTTGGAGAAGATTGCCTACTACCACAGCGGTGCCTACTTTTCCATAGCCTCTGCCTTTAAAGAAAGTTATAGCTTTTTGTATCTTTGCCTTATCAAAGCCAGTAGTGTCTCCATTGACCGGGCCTGGGTTAGCTGTAGCATTCAAAGTCTTTACAGCGGGTGGTGGTGCGTTGAATACACTTTGATCTTCGTAGTCTTCTTGGTTCTTAAGCAGAGTCATGAACCCGTCTACTGCAGTCGTCCACTGGTTGTTCTCGAAGCTATGCACCAGCTTGGATATGGAGAATGCTACTTTGCGGTCATTGAGATTCTTCTGGTTGTACCTGTACGGAAGCACTTGTTCTGAAAGAGTGTAGAGCTGGAACGGGTACAGGCTCGATATGCCATCCATGGTCACGCTTGACTTCAGAGGTATTATAGCAGAATGCACTGATCCTTTGCTGATGTTTCTGACGTAAGACATCCTTTCTATGTAGTAGTTTATCGCCCTGTTGATGCTGTCTTCGCTCAAAGCTTCAATTTTAGGTGTCACCTCTCCACTGTAGTATCCGTTTATCCTCTGCATGACAGAATCAAAGTTAGCAGCTATGCTGAACATGGAGTTGTTGTCAGCAGCTATAAATTTGTCTTTTCCAGTGCCAGAGTTGTCTACAGTATACGGCTTGTATCTGTCTATGAAGTTGTAGTTGTATATCCCAAAGTCAGAGTTGTCTCTGCTCATCCCCACTTGGTTTTGAGTTCCTCCAGGGTTTGCAGATATCGCAAGCATGCTAGACACCCTGCTGCTTATGTCAGTTCTTATGTCAAAAGCTCTCGCTACTGACCCTTTACCGAACACTGGTATCTCACACGATGTTCCTATAGTACTGCTTTTGGCTGTGTTAGGATCTGCTGGTATCAGTTGGTCATCGACTATGGAGTAGCAGTTTGCATTATCGTTGTAGGCGACCCTCAATGCGTTGTATCCACCCATGCACTTGTTGATGTCTTGGACTATAGTCTTCATGATCCCTTGAAAGTACGTCTCGTAGGTGTCACTCTGCCTTGACAGGTCCTTTATAATCTTTAGGAGATACTGCACATTCACCATGATCTCCATAGTTCTTCCGATGTATGGATTAGACTTTCCTTGTACGTCTGCATGTGGGTTTGGAAGCAGGCTTGATAGACCGTTCTTCTCTCCGTCTTCTGGGTTCCAAAGAGAGCTAGAGACTGCAGTGCTTTTGTTGTGTACAGGGTTTGTTGAGCTTCCTTTGTCTGCAGGCGCTTGGTACTGGAGGTAGTCTCCTTTTATCAAGCTGGAATCGAACAGCTTTTTGTAGTCTGTCTTCCTTCCTTTGTAAGCGACCAAGAATTTGTTAGGATCAAGAGATATCTGGTTCACACTGCTCTGGTAGAAGTTGGTAGACTGGTTGAAGTCTATGTATGCCATTGGAGACAGCGTTGCATTCGGATTGTCTGCGCTCGGGTTGTCTTGTGAGTTGTACAGTATAGCAGTGTGGTTGAGCATCATCATGAACAGACCAAGCGGTATGTAGACGAACTCTTTCACTGCGATCTGGTGTGAGCTGTCTTCTATCACCGTCATGCTATTTCCAAAACTGAATGTACGAGGAGTGAACAGCTTTTCAAAGTCAACTTGCGGGATCTTTGAAGACTGAAATATGTTATCATCTCCAAGGTTCTCTCCAGACATGATGTAGGAGTTGTTACCGTATCTCAAGTTTATCTCTAGCCTTTTTGCAGCGTCCAAAGATCCGTCATAGTAGCTTTTGTAGTATCCGCTGAGATCTACAGGCTTTAAAGACTGGTCAAGTATGTTTGCCAGCGCTTTGCTGTATGCTCCGTCTTGAAACAGGTTCTTGAAAAAATCTATGCTTACGTTCGGGTTTACTCTTCCAAGAGCTGCAGTGTGATTATCTGCGTATATTATCATAGACTTCAGCATCATCTCCAACGCAGACTCTGAATCCAATGAGGCTTTGAACTGGTCGAAGTCGTAAGTTTGTGATGCGTTGTTTATAGCATTGTTATATTGATCTTTCGCCTGTTGTACTTGCGCATTGTACTCTACTGTGAGCTTGTCCTTCGTCAGGTTTTTTTCATCTGGGACTAGGGGTGGCTTTGTGCTATTCACATCTATGCTTGTTATCAGAGACAGATCTGGGAGGTAATACCTACCTTCGTAATCAAGACCTGCTGCTGCTTTATCTGAACCTCCGTTCCCCACGTCAGAATCTTCACCTGGTGCCAGTCCAAGCTCTATATAGATCTTATCATTTGACTTTGTAGTAGAACTCAGCTTCACATAGACTCCATAGCGAGAATCTTTAACAGGGTCTACTTGTAAAATCTCAACTTTATATTTTGTAGCTGGATCTTCAAAAGCGCTTATTGCTTCTGAAGTTGCGCTTTTTTTAGAAGCATCTACTAGAAACGTTGTTCTGACTGAAAAATACGCTTCTTCTACAACACCAGCGCTTCCTGAGATCAGATCAGTTACAGAGCTGTTCTTTGATCCGTAGGTGATGAATTTACCTGGGTTGTCAACTTGCGTAGTAAAAAAATAATCGCTGACGCTCTTCTTTGCTGTAGGATCGTTCGGTAATTTTCCAAACTTGTCGTAAAAATCATTCTCAAGCTTTGCAAAGTTTAAAGTCACAAGCATGTCCTGACCGTGGTTTATGTACTCTTTTACGTTATCGAACCACAGTACACCGTTTGCATATCCTGTAACAGGCGCAGTAGTGGTAAAAGATGCATTGTAGAACTTGTCGTTACTTTGCATAGTAGATCCAGTCTCTACGTACTGCATGTACGATATGTCAGCTTTAGTGTCTTTGTAGTTTGATGCTGCCTGCATCAGCTTTTCTTTCGCGCCTATCGTGTCTCCAACAGCTTGGTTAATTGGATCTATGCTTATGTTACCTGTGTTGTAAAGCAGAGTAGTGAACGGATCATCTATCTTCAATTTAGAAAAGAAGGCAGAAGAGTCTTTCTTGTCAAGTTCTGCTTGAGCTTGTGCGTCTGCAGCTCCCAAAGTCTTTAACGCCACATCTTGCAGCTCTTTATATTTCCTGTTAAAGTAAACTTTAAGCTCCTGCTCATACGCTCTTGCCATCTTTGTGGGGTGGTTGAGCTTGAGGTCTCCCATCACAGCTCCCATGGCAAGCGCTTTCACTGTGCAGTCGAACCCTCCGTCTTGCGTCATCGTAAAGTTGAACTGAGTTATCAATCCAAGCATCCCTCCGTAGTTTCCATGAGACTTTTGAGCGCCAGAGTTTATCCTGATAGCTATCTCTTCTTTGGTCATCTTCTTCGTAAAAGGATCTATCATGAACTGCTCTGACGATTCTAGATTTCCGCTGTTCGTGTAATACTTTGTGTGTCCCCACTCAAGCAAGATAGAGTATCCTGGTCTGAAGTACAAAGCGTCTATTATATCAAGCTGCTGTTTGTTCCAGACCTTAAAGTTTATCGTAGCCTGTCGAAGAGATCCCATCTTTCCGGTAGTCTCTACTGTAGCTGACGTTATACCGGGCATTGGCTTATACCCATACGTGTGAACCTCTGACGATCCTAGCATGCCGTAAGCTCCATTTGGGTCTATGCCTGACCTGAGCCCTCCGCCTGGCTGAGCATATGCAGAAACTCCACCAAAGAGTATGTAGTTCTTTGCAAGGTCACTCATGCTCTTTATCATCACGTTCTCTGGTGTTATCTGCTGGAAGTCTCTTATTATCTGAGACGGTTGCGCGTATAACACTCCTTTAGAAGAGTCCAAAGGAAAAAGGTCTATAGACGAAACTGCTCTGAACCAAGATCCACGGTTTGCGAGGTAGAGCAAGTCGCTGTCGCTTCTTGACTCGTTCTGCAATATCTCACTTCTCTTTTGTATCTGAGCCGCTGTCCATCGATACATGGGGTAACCGGCAATGTTACATATCTTGTCGAATTCGTTGTTCGTGAGCATAACTATCTTATGGTATTTATCTGGTTGTAATCATTTATGATCGACTGTATGTTAGCAGGTATCCTCAGCTGCATCCCTATAGGGGGGAATAGGCTGTCTCCTGTCAAAGAGTTTGCAGATGCTATTATCCACCAGAGGTCTACATCTCCATAGAACTTCTGCGCCATGATGTCCATCCTGTCTCCTCTTGTAGATATCAAATAGCTATCAGAGTCTGAGAGTGGTATGTCAGGATACACAGCATTCACATAGAATGGTATCCCTCTTGGAGAATTCTTTGTAGTAGGTATGTTCTGGTATCTGTTCATCTTTGTTTATTTTCCTGGAACTGTTCCTGGTGCGCTCTTTGTAAAGTCTAAAGAAGTCCCTGTAATGTCTAATCCATTTCCAGGCTGATAAGGATTTGGCCACGTCGACGGATATCCGTTTGCTATGATCCTGTTTCTTCCTGGAGTAATATTAGCAACTTGCAGAGGTTGCAAAGCAGGCGACGTTGATATTGGTGTTGCAAAAGTATTTAGCGGAGCTAGACTCAATGGGTCTACTTTTAGAGTTTTTACTGGATCTATAAATCCGCTTCTGCCTACTAAAACAGGAACGCTGCCTGATGCGGCATTGTCTTGCTTTTCCGTCTGTCTCTTTGGCAGTATAGAGTGTATCGGCTTAAATGATACTGATACCTCTACTACATGTGGAAGCTGCAATACATCTGTTCCAGGATCTCCTTCAAGATTTATCTCCCATGGAGTTGCGTTGTCTGCTGTCACATTCACGCTTTCCAAGAATCCAGGTACACGGTACAAATAGTCTCCTATGGTCACCTTCACTAATGGAGCTCTCATGATGCCTCCATCAGAATAATCTGGGTACACTTGTGATATCAGGTTGTTTAGCTTGTTGTACAACGGCCTCAATTCGCTTCTTGAAAAAGCTGCGATCTTGAAGCTGAATCCTATCGTCCTTGAAAACCCCTGATATGTAAAGAAGTCCTCTCCACGTCCCATGTACTTGAAGGCGGTCAGGTTTGCTGCATTGCTGTCTGTGAATCCGTTTGTTAAAAAGGCTCTGAAGAAAAGCGCAGTAGACACGTTTTGATCGTTGCTCATGCACTCAAATCCGAACTTTATGATGTCTGTGGCTTTTACTCCTCCTAACTTAGCAAGCATGTCATTATTTTCGTAAGGGTCTCCTCCTAAATTATTAAAAACCACAGGATACATGGCATTCAAAGCGTCAGTGGCGCCTGGTATTTTGACAGTGTAGTTCAGCGGTTTGTTCTGCTGACCAAAGTTGCCTGTGCCTATCCTGTATTCTAGGCTGTTATTTGCATAGTCCCAAGCAGGTTGAACTGCTTGTGTGTTTGCTCTGAAGTCCTGTATGTTCGTAGCATTTATAGGAGCTCCCTTTATAGAAGTCTGCTTTGCGATCTCGTTGTAGTTCATCACCATAGGAGAGTAGACGTACGTGGTGTCTGTGTACCTTCCTACTATGGTGTCTCCACGGTCTCCAAGAGAGTTAGGCCCTCCTGAGTAGTTGAATATCAAATTCGGGTCTAAAGACACTCCAAGGCTCTTTGCAAAAGAAACGTCTATGGATCCGTTTATAAACCCGTTGACCCCGTTAGAGAACATGTTGCCAAGCACTCCACCTCTCATCTTCAACCTGTTCAGAAGAA